ATCGAGAAGAAAATAGAGAAAAATTAGCCCTTAAAAGAGCTGCAAGAGGCAAAATCAACTATGAAAAAAATAAAGTTAAAATTTCAGAATACAAAAAACAGTACTATAAGAAGAAAAAACATGAACTTTTAGCCGTTAGAAAAGAATACTACGAAAACAACAAACCTAAAATACATGAAAGAGGAAGAAAATTCTATTTGAAAAATAGAGAAAGATTGCTATTGAAAGTAAAAAAATACAGGCAAAGGAAGAAATTAGAAAAATTAGCTGACCGTGTTTAATCGATCGCACAATTTGTCGAGCTCCCCAGTATTGAAATCCTTAGCAAAGGACACTAGATCTTGGTGTTCTTTTGGGAAACTATCTCCGATCATACACATATCTATCACGGTCTGCTTGTCCGGAACTACCCACAAAAAATCTAACTTGTGTTCTTTTCGGAAGTATTTGTAAACAACTTGGTCATACTCAGGAGTGGGGCAGCTTTGTCGTGTGAAGAAATACTGCCTTATGATGTTTTTTAATAGCCTTTCTCTTTTGAACAAAACTACAGGGAAAAAATCTCCCTCAAAATCTTCTTTTCCATTTTCTACTGCAATTCTCACCTGATCTTCGAAAGAAATATCTTCTCGATTCCCTTTGTGGATTTCTCTTTGCAGATCGATTGAATTGATTTTGTCATCAGCTTTTTTTTGTAGATCAAAGGAGTGCTCTCCAGCTGTTTTAGATGTCATTGCTTCCATAGATTATTTTTTTCCATCTAATTACTTCATCTGTTTTTTTTAGTCTGAACCCGAACCATTCGTTGACTCCCCACCATGCTCTTATATTTTTCTTGGTTTTTGTGTCTACTATAACCATGTCAAAGGGAATGGGATAATGCCTTTTCTCATCAGCCCATCCGTTTTCATCGAAGATTGCATTTTCACATCTATCGCTACTTGCATTTTCTATAGTCCTTTCAAAGGATTCTTTTTCCATAGATTCATCCCCATATCTTCATTATTTTTTGCTCTGCTTTGCTCGTAACTATCTTTTGTGTGAGACTTGTGGATTGATCGATTATTTTTGTTCAATCCAGGTATGGTGTCTTCAGCGATTTTTTGAGCTCTTCCAGATGGTCTCGGCATTGCCATTAGGAGTTTTTATCCGTGTTTTTTCCACTTATTTTTCTAACGCTTGAGTTGATTCTTTTGTCGATACCTTCAAGTGTGTCGTCAAGAGGTGTGCTATTGAAATAATTCTTTTTTGGGTAATCTACGTGCTTTATTTCTCTAGGTAGATTGCCTGGTGCATTATAGTCCTCTGAAATCATTGCTCCTTTACCCATTGTTTTTGTTTCTTCGCTCATTGTTTTTCCTTTTTTATTGTTGGGGTTGTTGTTGCTGTTGCTGTTGCTGTTGTTGCTGCTCTTCGTCGTCTTCTTTATCAGACATCACAGCTATTTCTTCAATATTTGGATCTTTAACTTGCTCTTTCTCTTTCATAGCCTCGAGCGATTCAGTGTCCTTGATATATTCAGAAAGCTTTAATAGTTTTTCTATCTGCTTCATGTCCATTTCTTCAAGCTCTTTCATTGCCTTAACGGTATGTAACGCTCCTATATCACGATCTTTTTTAGCCTCTGCCAATTTCTCAACTGCAAGTGCCCGGTTTTCTTGCACTCTAGAAGCTCGCTCTAATCCAAGTCCAGTGTTTGCTTGTGCCTTTGATTCTAAATCTTTTATAATTGCTTTTTGCGTTTCAATTTCTTGCTTCATTCTCATTTGACCCGCCTGTGCCTGTTGCTGCTCCTCTTTCTCTACAGCATCTAAAAGCTCTTTTTTATTCTGAACAGTAGAAGCCTTTAAAATTATATCTGATGGTATTGGCAGCCCTAATTCTTTGAGAGCAAGCAGCTGTTGAAATTGCATTTGTTTTTGATTTACATTTGGGCCTTCTTCAATAGAAATGTCATACTTTCCAAAAGCTTTCGAATAAAACTGCTGACTTGGCTCTTCTCCAATAATTCTTTTAATTTTTCCAGGTGAGAAGTTTGATTGGATTAAATCTAAATATATTCTCCCGAGATGCTTTTGAGAAAAGTCGAGTTGATCGAAAAGTGTTTGCAGAGTTGTTAGTCCAGCTCCCTGACGCAGCATTGACAGCACTCCGGCTTTGGCGGCAGAAGCACTCCCTAACAGTTCTTCATTTACTCCGCTAATTTCTTGTATTTCTTCACTCATTATCTTCGACATTTCAAGCATCGACGGGGGAATATAAGGTGGTTCTATTTTCTCTACATCTGTCATCTGGGCTTCTCTCTTGAGTGCAAGTCCCCTACCCTCACCAGAAAGGAAAATATCTTTTGGGTTTACCAGGGAATCAGCCTTGTATTTGAAGCCACTCGTGATCTGACTCTCGAGAATTTTCAATTCTATTTCACGGCGGTGGTTATAAATATATTGGGCATCTCTCAGCCCTCTCACTACACCTTGGATGCGTAAAGGGAAGTCATTGATCTCTGGGGAATAATAAGCCAAGATTGGAACAAACGGATATTTATCGATTCCCATTGGGTTGGAACCGTTATACATAACACTTCCCTGAACCAGAATAGCAAGATTAGTGGTCTGAATCTGATTATCTATAACTGTGATTTCAGGAAACTTAGCCTGGAAAGATTTTAGTTGATCATTGTCACCAGTCCATTCCATGGTTTCACCTGTTACAATATCAACTAAAAGTTTTTGTTCTCTAAAGCTTCGATACCAATACTCGTCGTAAGAAATTAGGTCTTTGATATTGTAGTTGTAGGACTCAGGCATGAACTGGAATTTTCCGTCTCTATGTCCATGAGATGAAAGATTGTCAATGTCGCTTTTTCTATCGGGAAGAAGAGATTTTACTTGAGTTTTCGTTAGCCATTTTCTAGTCCAAACAAAATTGCAGTCGCTTAGATCATGCTTCTTAAAAAAACTATCTATCAAGAAGCTGTTATAGGGGCAATTATCAACCCTGATATCGCCATTGACTGGGTCTTCCCGGTAATCCATCCACACAGCCAGCATATTCATGCCAGTAGTTATTGCCCCATCAAAACCTTGTGAGATAGTCTCTAAGGTGTCTTCTTTGTTCATTGCCCACAGCATTATCTTTGAAAATTGATCAGCTGTAACTTGGTCACTGTTTTCGATTGGAATAGAAATTGATGACATACGATTTCTACGCTGATAGCCAGTAATCATGTTGCAAATTCGACGTATCCGGTTGAATGATAAATTGCGTTTTCTAAATGCGGGTGAATTACCATGAAGCTCTTTCCAAACGGTCTGATCATTAGCTTTGTATCTCGAATCAATGTCAGCCTCTGCCCAAAAAGCTTGGTTCATCGTTATATGAGCTGAATAGTTTTGCTCCATCTGCAACTTTATATCTTTGTCGTTGTCTGTCTGATCGCAGTAGTATTTGCTATCCAGTTGAGGGAAAAGAGTCATATGATGTGGTTTCCGGTATATGTTTTCATAAAATCGTTTTCTGTAGAACTATTGCCAAACATAGCTTCTTGATACTGCAACTCGAGTTCGTCCGCAGTTAAGGAGTCAGCGGTTTTTGGTAGAGATGTTGCTAGATATCTGAATGAATCAGCAAAATGCGATGCCCAATCGTGTATCGGCGTCATTCTATAGGTTTTTTTCTTGGAATCGAACTCCTGCCGATAGTTCTCCAGCGAATCGATTAATACCTTGCAATTGATCTCATCTATCCATAGCTTTGAGAAGAGAGATCTGCAAGCCTCTATACCATCGGAAATATCGTGCATTGGAGCTACGGTAAAATTTATTCCCAGTTGCCGTGCTTTTTCAAATCTAGTAATTCCAGTACCCCATTCTCTAACTCTGATGTCGTGAGGAGCAATATGTGTCCCATATAAGTATGGTTTAGACGCAATAACCTTTGCATAGTGCTCTAACCCCTCTTTACTATTTTCGTAACAATCAATCAAGCGAACAGTTTTACCAATATTTTGAAACCATATTATCGAAGTTTTATCTCTGACTCCGATATCCCATGCCGTGTGAACTTTGAAGTCCGATTCCCATGGTACCGTAGAAATTCTATTCTCCCTTCTCAAGCGATCAATGTACTTCGAATAATAGGAACCCTCGATCCCCATTTCAAAGTTACAGAAATATTCCTGCATAATGAGATCTTCTGACATGATCCCCTCTTCTCTTTCCTTCTCAATTTTGTCCATAGAGATATGTTTTGTATCTTCGACAGTGAGCTTATACGAAAACCAGTCAGGAGATTT